GCCTTCGCCGGCGGGGAAGAGAACAGCTCGGCCGAGATGATGCAGTTCGTCTCCGTCATCGGCGCACTCATGGAGGCCTTCGACTGCGCCGTCACCGTCGTTCATCATACCGGCAAGGACGAGAGCCGCGGGATGCGCGGCAGCTCCGCTCTCCTGGCTGCGGTCGACGCCGAGCTCGAGCTCACCAGGATCAGCGACGACGAGGCCGACGAGCCGGTCTGTACGGTCAAGTCGACCAAGCAGAAGGACGGCATGGACGGGCTCACCTGGTCCTTCCGCCTCGATCTCATGAACGTCAGCAAGATCGATCCGGATGCCACGTCGCTCGTCGTCAATCCGCTCACCGAGGCGCACCAGCCTAAGAAGCGCAAGCGCGCGTCAGGCAACCAAAAGGTGCTCCTCGACGCGCTCAAAAAGGCAGTCCAGGAGGTCGGGAATTTCGTCGGGATCGACGGCATTCCGTCCGGACAGAAGGTCGTTCACGTCGATTCCTGGCGCAATTATTTCGACGTTTCGACGCATCTCCAGGGCGATTCTGCGCGCCGCGTCTTCGATCGCGAGGTCGGAAAGCTCGGACAAGACGGACAGATAAGCATGAGAGCGAAATATTGTTGGATCCCAATGGATTAGTGTTTCCGGACAGATAAGGATGAGTTTGTCCGGACAACAACGGCATGGCTTATATGTCCGGACAACTCGGACACAACACTAGGAAGTGTCCGAGTGTCCGGATTTAAGCAGAGGGTTCGAGAGAGGCGATGACGAAGGGTAAGAAAGGCGTCGTGATGACGCAGCAGGATTGGAATAATTACAACCAGGCAAAAGGCGTGATGGCGCTCTTCGAAGCGGACGAGATCATCCAGACAACGCTTATGCCGCTCGACCAGGTCGCAAGCCGGATGGAGGGCAAATGGGGATGCGGTCGTTTGCCCAGGCTCGTCTCGTCCGAGCTCGCCGCGAAGTTCGCAACCGCAGCCGAAAAGCTCAACGTCGCAATCCGAGACCGAGACGTCGCCGAAGTCGCACGCCGCGCAGACGTCATGATCCGAGGCTGGAAGGCACTCGACGCTGCGGCCGAGGTAGCAGGCGAGGAACCGATGCCGTCCGGATCGTGGAGCCTGACATACGACGGGCTCGAGTACACGGTCGTGCTCGATCGGCGCGATCTCGACAAAGTCGCGCGTATGTCCCTGGCGCCCGATCGGGTGCTTTGCGTCACAGAGCTGCTGGTCGTCTGGAAGCAGTGGAAGGCGCACCAATACGCCGAGCTCGCCAAGCTCGAGTTCCCAGGCGCTCAGGTCGTATCGGCGCGTCAGATGAAGGTGGGAGATCTCAATGACGACATTCCGTTTTGAAACACGCGAGGAACGCGACAGGAAGGCCGCAGATAAGCTCTGCGCCGATGTATGGGACAGGATGGCTCGGGAGTGGACAAAAGGCTCTGTGAGCCGTCCTATTGCGTCCTGGCCGCAAGCGATTGAAGCCGAGACCAGAAACACGCGACGACACAAGAGGCGCATCCTGGACGCGATCGAGGACATCAACGATTGTCGCCGATCGATTACATGTAACCAGAAGGTCGTCCGTCTCGACGCATGGAGACTAGTCAACTTGCCAAGCGATAAGGGCAAACCGGATGTCTGAACAGCCGAAAAAGCTAGGTAGGCCAAGCGTTAAGTCGCCGGAGATCGCGAAAGAGTTCTGCCGTCGGATTGCAGCAGGACGGTCGGTCAAGAGCGTCTGTTCAGACGAAGACATGCCTTCGGATTACACGATCTGGCGCTGGCTTTACGAAGACGAAGATTTCTCTAGTCTTTACACGCGCGCGATCCAGGCACGAGCGATCTCGCACGCCGAGCGGATCGACGAGCTCGCCGAGATGGTCACGCGAGGGGAAATTCCGCCAGACGTCGGCCGCGTGGCGATCGACGCGAAGAAATGGACGGCGTCCAGGCTGCTGCCGAGGCTGTATGGCGACAAACAACAGGTCGAAGCGACGGTCACGCATACGCATACGCTGCATCTCGAGGCGCTGAAGGAGCTCGCAAACAAGGCTCGGGGTAACGAGATCGGGTACAAACAGACGCAAGTCATTGATCTTGTTGCAACTCCAACCTTTCACGGTGAAATGTCGCCATCCGATCCGCCGGCGCTCGAGGCCGTCTCGGTGCCGATTGGCGCCTCGGACCCCCCCGGCTCCCCCCTCCCCCCGGGGGCGGGTGCTGGCGCGGCACCACCGCTGTCTAAAAATAAAAAAACCCGCAGGAAGAAAGACGCATGACCGAAGCAGCAGCTCCGAACTCTGACACCGACAAGGCGACGTTTCTGACCTTCCTCGAGGCGTATCGGAACGATCCTGTCTCTTTCGTGCGAAACGTGCTGGGCGCGTCTCCTTTGCCCTGGCAGGAAGATTTTCTCCGAGCGATCGCACGCGGCGAGCGTCGGATTTCCGTCAGAGCGGGACACGGTGTCGGTAAATCGACGGCCTGCTCCTGGGCGCTGATCTGGCATATGACGACGCGGTATCCGCAGAAAGCAGTGGTCACTGCTCCGACCGCGGCGCAGCTCTTCGACGCGCTTTATGCCGAGCTCAAGGCCTGGGTAAACAAGCTGCCGCCGGTGCTGCGGGAGAGTTTCGAGGTGTTTTCCGATCGCGTCGCGCTGAAGGGTGCGCCGGAGAGCTCCTTCATCTCCGCCAGGACGAGCTCAAGCGAACGACCGGAGGCGCTGGCTGGTGTTCACAGCGAGCACGTTCTGCTGGTCGTCGACGAGGCGAGCGCGGTGCCGGAGGCGGTGTTCGAGGCTGCGGCCGGCTCGATGTCCGGACACAGCGCGACGACGATCCTGATCTCAAACCCGACGCGCAATTCCGGGCTATTCTACAAGACGCACCATGACCTTGCGGCCGATTGGCTGAGAATGCACGTTAGCTGCCGCGACAATCCTCTTGTCTCGCCTGACTTCATCTCGCAGATCGCGGCGACCTATGGCGAGAGCTCGAATGCGTTCCGGATCCGCGTCCTGGGCGAGTTTGCCCTGGCTGACGACGACACGCTGATACCGGCTGAGCTGGTGGACGGCGCTCTCGATCGCGACGTAACGGTGAGCCATACAGAGCCGCTGGTCTATGGTCTCGACGTCGCGCGTTTCGGGACGGACAGGACGGCGCTGTGCAAGCGGAAGGGGAATGTTGTGCTCGAGGTCCGTCACTGGGGCGGTCTTGATCTAATGCAGACGGTCGGCGCTGTGGTGAACGAGGCGAAGAAGGACTCGCCGGCGGAGATCTGCGTCGACACGATCGGCCTGGGATCTGGTGTCGCTGACCGATTGCGCGAGATGGGTCTAAACGTGCGCGACGTGAACGTGGCTGAGAGCTCGGCGATGAACCCGAACGCGAACCGGCTGCGGGACGAGTTATGGATCTCAGTCAAAGATTGGCTCGGGACGAGAGCAGTGAAGCTGCCGAAGGACGACACGCTGCGGCATGAGCTGGTTGCGCCGCGTTATACCTTTACGTCGAGCGGGAAGGTCGTCGTCGAGAGCAAAGACGCGATGAAGAAGAGGGGACTGCGATCGCCTGACTTGGCTGATGCTCTGTGCCTGACGTTCGCGGGCTCTGCTGCGATGGTCGGAGGGCGTGCTCTTTCCTGGGCGCCTGGAAAGTCTTTGCGTCGATCGATCCGAGGAGTAGTTTAAGGGTCGCTCCTTACTGCAATGCGCTGCGGTTTGGGGAAACTTGGGTGTGTCCCAAGCTTTTTGAGCGCATTGCTGCCATGCTGCACGGGGGTATGGCTTAAGACAATGCTGGCAACCCGGTGAGGCTGTTACTCACGTCAGGAGAGCCTTCATAGCCCGTGCCTAACTTGTTGTTGTAATGTAATTTTATTATGGTTGAACGGCATGAAACGGGCGGTTCATCATGCCGAAAAAAGTATATCCGGACAGGCACTGTTCTGCCTGCGGGAGGCTTCTGCCTATTGAGGCCTTTTATAAGTATCGGTCTGCAAGGACGAAGGACGGGGAGAGGTTTTCTCCCAGGTGCCGACCCTGCACGCGCAAAGTCCAGAAGACCTATCGGCGTCCTGCCGGCGAGGCTTATGACTTTGGCCTGCGCAACTTCATCAATCATCTAAGATTCAAGGCAAACAGGCGGATCGCGAACGCGGTGACGACGCCTGATCTCCTGAAGATCTGGGCGCGCCAGAAGGGCCGCTGCGCGTTGACCGGCTGGAAGATGACAACGACCAGGGGAATCGGCGTCGTCAGGACAAACGCCTCGATCGACCGGATTAATCCGAAGGGCGGCTACACCCTCGACAACATTCAGTTTGTTTGCGTGGCGGCGAACAAGGCTAAGTTCGACCTCCAGACGCCTGAGTTCCTGAAGCTGTGCCGAGCTGTCATGGCTCGATCTGCACGTCAATCGAAGAAGAGGGTCGCGCGATGTCGGACGAAAAAGACGACGTAAGCCTTCGTTGAAGGTCGTGAAGTTCGAGCTAAAGAAGGGAGCGGCGCCGTCAAAGGAGGAGCCGGAGAAGCCGGATGATCTGCTGGTTGCCGAGTGCGACAAGATCCTGAGCAATGCTATGGGT